GGGGGTGTGGTGTGGTGGTGCCCCCGTACCAGTCTTTTTTATAGACTATTTTTTAATATTAGTCAACTTAGATCCTTTAAACCAAGATGGTAAGCCTAGTAAAGGTCTTTTATCTAACGCGTTTTCTTTAGCGGCTTTTGAATTAGCTCTGTTATAATGCAAGAATACTTGACCACAATCTTTACCTTTAAATTCATCTCGCCAATGTTCTAAATCACAACCAGAATAAATTAACATATCACCTGGTTTTAAATCTACTTTAACTCCTGCTTGACCTTCTTTTCCTGTTGGATCAAGATATATAGGCCATGGGTCACCGCCTAAGTTTAGTGTAGTAGATATTTCGCATGAGTACCTATCTTTATGTCTAGCAAGCACATCTCCATTTTTATATATTCTTGCATAAGAATATGTCTCTGATAATTTTAATCCTGTATGTTTTTCCATAACAGGTTTTACTTCTTGTAATAAAGTTTCCATTGCAATATCAGAATA